TTGCCGGTCTGGACTTTGGCTGGGACCATCCGACCGCTGCCGTTGAACTGGCATGGGACCGCGACGCTGACGTGATCTATCTCACGAAGGACTATCGCCAGCGTGAGGCGACACCGATCATTCACGCGGCTGCCGTCAAGCCATGGGGTGACTGGCTGAATTGGTCATGGCCGCACGATGGCAACAACGACACGGCGGCAGGTGAAAACCTCGCCAGTCAATACACGAAGCAGGGCCTGAACATGCTGCCTGAAAGGGCAACAGACGAAAGCGGGTCCAACAGCGTTGAAGCTGGCCTGATGGACATGCTGGACCGGATGCAGACCGGGCGCTGGAAAGTGTTCCGCACCTGCACGTCATGGCTTGAAGAGTTCCGGCTCTACCATCGGAAAGACGGCAAGGTCGTGAAAGAGCGTGACGATACGATTTCGGCCTCACGATATGCGCTGATGATGAAGCGCTTCGCAGACGTGCCGAAAGGCAAAGACAACTGGAAATTCACGGCACGGAAGGTGATCTAACCCATGGCTGAAAAGGACATTCCCAGCCGTGTGCGTGCTTTGGTGCGTGATTGCGAGGATTACCGGGACGAGCGGTCACAGGACCGGCTCAAGGCGATGGCGTTCTATGACGGCGACCCAGAAGCGGTCCCATTCCAGAAGAACCGTTCGTCGGTCGTCACCCGTGACGTTCGCGCTGCGATCAAGAAGGTTCTGCCGGCTATCACGCGGGTAATCCTCGGCGGCGATAAAGTCGTTGAGTATCAGCCCGTCGGCCAGAACGACGAACAGACAGCCCAGCAGGCCAGCGATTACGTCAACCTGGTTATCATGGACGAATGCGGCGTTCGGCAGGCCATCCATGACGCGGTGATGGACGCGCTAAAGCTGCGCAACGGCATCCTGCACTGGTACGTTGACACCAAGATTGAGATCAAGACGAGCGAGCACAGCGGCCTTGACGAAATGGCCTTTGCCCAGCTTGTCGAGCCTGATGATGTGGAGGTGCTGGAACACAGCGCACGGCAGGAGATGGTTGACGGGCCACAAGGCCAGATGCCGACGCTGGTGCATGATGTCAAAATCCGCCGCAAGAGCACAAAGAAGAACATTCGCGTTGCCGCTCGGCCTCCCGAAGAGTTCCTGATCCACTCGGACGCGGTGACGCTGGAAGACAGCCCCATCGTCGGCGTCAAGACCAAGATGCGCCGGACGGATCTGGTGGCAATGGGCTATGATGCAAAGCGCATCCGTGAACTGCCTATTTCCGAAGGCGACGAAAGCGCTGAAGAGTTCGAACGGCTGGAACGGCGCGATGTCATCGAAGGCCGCGACGGTGACGACCTGCACTGGACCACGCAAGAGATCGACTATTACGAACTGTATGTTCGGATTGACCAAGACGACGACGGCATCGCTGAACTGCGGCGCATTGTCTATGCCGGGTCAATTTCAGCCGAGAACGAACTTGAAAACGACGAATGCGATGAAGTGCCATTCGCGTCGATTGTCTGCGAACGCCAGCCCCACCAGTGGGAAGGCGTGGCAATCTCGGATGACCTGATCGAGCTTCAGCGCATCAAGACCGTCCTTTTGCGCAATACACTCGACAACCTTTACTGGCAGAACAACCTTCAGCCGGCCATTCAAGAGGGCGCGGTTTCCAACCCCGAGGCGGTGCTAAATCCAGAGTTCGGCCTACCCATTCGCATCAAGCAGGGCTTCAATGTCCGTGATGCGGTGCAGTATCAGGTTGTCCCCTTCGTCGCGAAGGAAAGCTTCTCGATGCTGGAATATCTGGACGCCGAAGCGGCTGACAGAACCGGCATCAATGACGCATCGAATGGCCTTGCACCGGACGCTTTGCAGAACATGACGGCTAAAGCCTCTGCGATGATCGAGCAGGGCGGTGTGGCCCAGACTGAGATGATGGTGCGCACAATTGCGGACGGTCTCAGGGCCATGTTTCAGGGGCTTCTAAGGCTGGTCATCCGACACCAGGATAAGCCCCGCACGGTCAAGCTGCGCGGCGAGTGGGTGGAGTTCGATCCGCGTCACTGGAACGCCGAAATGGACGCCTCGATCAATGTCGGTCTGGGTGCCGGCACGCGCGAACGTGACATGATGATGATGCAGATGATAATCGGGCTTCAGGAGCGGATTGTTGCCGCGCTCGGCCCTGACAATCCATTCGTCAAGCCTGAAAACGTCTATAACTCATTTGAAGAGCTTGTGCGCGCAGCTGGCATCAAGACGCCTGACCGGTTCGTGACCAACCCGGACCCGCAAGAAGTTGCGGCACGTCTGGAAATGGCCCGCAACAAGCCAGACCCTGAGATGATTAAAGCCAACGCGGCGATGCAGGTTGAGCAAATGAAAGCTCAAATCGCAATGCAGGTGAAACAGGCCGACATGGAAGTTCAGACCAACAAGGAACGCGCCCAGATGGAGGCTGACCTTCGCGTGAAGGCGGCTGAAATGGAAAAAGACGCCATTGCGCGCCGTGAACAGCTTGAAGCTGATGCGATTAAGGAAGAGCAAAAGGCCAACCTTGAGCGTGAAAAGATGGCGCAGGCCCGTGAACTGAAACTACTTGAACTGGCACAGCAGCGTGAACTTGCCGTCATGTCGAGCGGTGTCGAACAGGCCGAAAGCGGCGTGCAACAGGTGATCGAAGCCATCCAGATGCTCACCAATCAGGTTGAGGGCATCGGCGCACGCGATAGCGCACCACGTCGCATTGTCCGTGATCCGGTGACGGGCGACATTGTGGGCGTTGAGGTTGACGGCGGTTCCGCAAGGCGTGTTGTGCGTGATCCTGCATCCGGTGACATCATCGGCGTGGAGACGATCCAATGACCGTCTCGCTCAAGCATGGGTTTAACAGCGCAATATCAGACGACCCGGCATCGGTATCGGCTGGCCATGTCCTGCCAAGCCACTGGAATGCAGAACACACCCTGACGGCGGCTGCGAATAGCGTTGTGGCCCGTGCGGCGGCGACTGGTGGGGCTGTGTCTGACGTGGCTCTATCGGCCAGCCAACTGCTGGGACGTGGCGCTACGGGCGACGTGGCGGCGATTACGCTTGGCACCGGGTTGAGCATGTCGGGTGCGACGTTGAACGCATCTCCGCAATTCGGGGGCGCAACTTCTGTCGCTTATTATGACGACATGCACAGTTGGATGGCTGTCAGTGCGACAGGTGCCGTACATACGCCTGTTGGAACAATTTGGGGCGCAGCATCGTCTGGGTCTGGCGCAAACGTTAACAGCCCGCCGATAGCAGCGCAGACCCCCGGCGGAATACGGCGACTTTACACAGGCCCACACACAAGCGGATTAGCCCATATATCGCAATGGTCGTGGGAACCACTCATCCTCGGTTCGGCCAATTGGACATTTGAAGCGGGCATTAGGTTGGGCACGCTTCCAAGCGGAACTGAAACGTATTTTGCGCAATGGGGGTTTATATTTAACGACATTGACGTCGCTGCAACATCAGCGACTAACGCTGCCGCGTTTTTGTTACGCTGGAGCGGGTCGGCTGTGGAAATGGTAACAGTTACGCGAAACAGCGGCGGCACCGTTCAGTCAACACTAATTACACATCCAACAGATAGCTTAGTTCATGCTTATCGTATAGATATACCAGCATCAGGCGATATTGTTTTCCGTTTAGACGGATCAACAGTTGCAACGCACTCAACAAAAACAAGCACAACAGCAGGCGCGCGAACCGGTGGCGTTATTGCAAAAACAGCCGGGACAACTGAAAGACACATAGATGTTGATTGGTTTTATTTATTAGGATCCAACATCAGATGAGCATGATCCGCGAAGAAGTCACATTCCCCGATGGCCGCGTTGAAATCCGCGAATATCCCGCGCAGCTTCCATTCAATCCCGTCCCTGAAAAGGTGACTGAAACCCAATTCATGCGCGCCGCTCGACGTGTCGGCATGGTCACGAAGGCCGAGGCGAAAGCATATCTCGCGCGTGGTGTCATCCCGGCATTCGTCGAAACCGCCATCGCTCAAATCCCGGAAGCCCTGCAAGAAGATGCCGAACTGAAAATCATCGGTTCCGACACGTTTCACCGGACTGATCCCGTATTCGCAATGCTCATCGCGGGTGGCGC